CAGGTCATTTGCAAACCCAGGATCTAACTTGACCCTTTCAATGTAAATATCATCGTCGTTTTTATTCACTGATACAAACAAGGCCCGTGTTAACTTAAGCTTTTTCATGTAAATCTGGCACTGTGCATAATACACAGGTTTTGACTTTTTCAAGCCTTCCTTTTTAATTGCCTTAAAGGCCTTGTCGTTCATAGTCTTACACTCAAATAAATGCTCTGTTTTAGGAGCTTCAAGAACTCCCTTGCATTTACCATCACAGTGGAACTTAGCATGCCCAAAAGCCAGCTCCCCACCGTCTTGTTGGCCATAAACATCGATCCCTATCCTCTGAAGCTCTTCGATTACAATGTCTTCCTCTCGGTGACCTCGAGCAAATAGCCTCATCTGTCTACGGGACAAGGTTTCTGAATAGCACCATCGAAAGGAATACCAGAGGTACCGATTACACTCATGGCCAATTTTACTCATTCCAAGATAAGGACGAGGTTGAGCAACTACAGGCGGGTTATTGATCGCTTCAAGAGTCTTATTAACAAAACTTGATATATCTACCATGAGGAAGTTCCTATTGAAATTTACGATCTATTTTATTGCGTTCAAGGGCATTACTGATTGCTACTAGTACCCATATTGGTATCCAGCATCCTACAGTTATAATCGACAGTAAAAGATGAAGGATATGGTTTGTATTATAAGACTGTCGTTTTAGTAAAAGCAACGATTCATTTTTCATAGCTTAATCCCTCCTTATTAGTTGCGGGAGGTAGGATTTGAACCTACATTTTTTATAATAGAATCAAAGCATTTAGGCAGGACCCGCCATTTCTATCACTCCCGCATATCATTTTAATCTATTCCCAAGGAAGCTTACCAGCTGGTGCTGACTCTTTTTTAGCAGCTTCCTTTACTTCAGCCCCAACACCCAGAGCAGCCGTTTCAACGGGAGCAGCACCCTCAACAGGAGCATAGAACTTGATTGAGTTAGAGGCCGGTTTCGTTTTGGTTGCTTCGGTAATAGACACAGTAGCAATCATTGGAATACCATGCAATTCCTCAGAGTCCTGAACTCCCACTTTGTTGCAGGCTTTGCAAATAGTATTAAGGGCCTTATTTGCGATCTCCACAGCAGTGGGGTTAGGATTGTCAAGATTCAAGTTCTCGAACAGGATTCTACCCTTGTACTCGCCCTCAATGATTTTCATCTGAAGGGAAAGGTAGTGCCCGGTGCCTGCTTTCGTCTTTTTAAACTCAGACTTAGCGATAATGACTTTGTAGTCATTCGGGGGCACTGGAGTAAAGTCATTCAGAACTTCTTGGTTGCCATTAGTGTTTGCAGGTTGAATCAGTTTCGCCATTTTTCTATTCTCCTTTTTGTAAACGGATTTTATTAAAAACCTTAGTAAGGTCGGGTTCCTCAACCATTTTCAATCGTCCAGACCTGTCTTTAGCATCGTACTGAAGGTCGGGTTGGGTTTGCAGATATCGATAAGTTGTTCCATCACCGAGCTTGCCAATACGGAGTGCAAAGACCTCGTCAAAGAAAAAGGACAGGCCATTGGTCATTGTCTTACCTGGCATCATTGGATAGTAGACAGTGATTCCATCCTCATTAGATGCCCGGATCATCTTAGCAGTGAAGTAAACGTTTTTTCCCTTGAGGTCTCGGAAGGATCGAATTGTTTTTGACATTTCATCTGCTAACTGACCATAAGCTTGACGAGCATCTTTCGTTTCAGCTTTGAACTCAGACAAAAGAACTTCCGCGATTTCAGTGATAGAGTCCAAGCAAAGGGTTTCGTATTGCTCAGCTTCTTTGCTGGAAGTTACCCATTCATAGACATCATTTACATCTTCCACTGATTTTACCTCTATAACTGGTATATCATGGTCTTGCAGTGACAACAGCCCGGACTCTGCAGATATGATCAGTGGTTTAGGTGCTGTTGAACAGAGGACCGTTTTACCAACCCCTGCAGCCGAATACACAAGGACCTTGACTCCCGAGACCCCATAGTCCTTTGTAGTTGTAATTTTAATTGCCATCTTTTACCTCCAAAGTAGGCATTCCAGGTTTTGAGATAATACACTGATGCAACAGTGAAGTCTCCCGAAGTTTTTTGTATTTTGAAGCGATCAAATCATATTTAACTTTGATAGCCTCTTGTTCTTCAGCGGTTAGCTCAGGCCTCAGTGCAAGGTAAGCAGCTTCGTCTACTTTATTGTTGATTTTATAAACCGCTTTTACCTTGTAGGGACCAACATCCGCTTTCACTGTTTTCCGTTTTCCAGCGAATATATGCTCACAAATGTCTCGCCGGAGCTCAGCCTCCTTTTCTTTTACTGTTTTTAGTTGTTCTTGCAATACTAACCATTCTTTAATCATTGCAATTAAATCTGGCATAATGCCTCCTTTTATTGTGATAGGTTGAGTCAATTAACATCCCCATCAGTTAATATAAATTATACAAGACCTAAAATTTTATGTCAATACTAACCTTTGGCAGGATTATTGCATAAATTTATTTAATTGAGATTCTACAACCTGGGATTAACTGTACAGATTGAATCTCCCCAGGTTTATCTTCAGTTAAATATAAGATTTCATCATTCCCCTGGTACTCAACGAATATAACTTTTTCAATATGCTGGATGATATGTTTAACACTATCTGTATCTTTAATCTGCATGATAATCATTTCTATTTCTCCTAAAATTAAGCCCCAGCCTTTCAGCCAGGGCTTGTTATCAGTTTAGAACAAGTTGACAACCTTGTTAAAATTTTCTTCAGTGAAAACCCACTTGGTCTTTTTAGACTCAGTGTCAACAACCAGAGCCTTGGCTTCGTCCTTCTTCCGCAAGGTGCGGCGAACAATTTTTGGATTTTTGTTTAATTTATCAGCCAGATCTTTAACCGTGAAAAGCTTGGCTTCAGTGACAGTAGGAGCAGGAGCTTCAGTTTTAGCAACAGGAGTTTTTGCAGCAACAGCTTTCATAAACTCCAGCCTTTCAACTTTAATCCATTCAATGACCTGAGCCTTAGAAGCTTTGCAGTTGGTCAGAGCCTTTTTGCCATTTTTAGTGCGGAAGTCATTCAGGTTTTCAACGAGTTGTTTTTGGGTAGTTGTAGTAGTCATGGTGTTTCTCCTTAAATTATGGTTAAATTATGTGGATAGTATAAAAGAGTTAAAAGGCTTTGTCAATAGAAAACTTTATTTATTAGCTATTTCATAAGCAAGGTTTAAATCAACTATGTAAGCCCTGGGATAAGGATTATTTTTACTTTTAATTTCTAATCCTGCAGGATTAAATTTTCTCCCATCTTCAAGAGTAAGTCTACCTGTTTTTGTTATCGATTTAATTTTAGTAAACCGAATGAAGGTAGCAGAAAGATAATTTCTGGAGTCATTATATGCAATTTCTTGATTGATTGAGTAGTTTGTCATTGTGAGTTCCTCCTGGTTGTTGTTTATGTTAGGTACAATATACTACAGCCCAAGAGCTATGTCAACAGAAAACTTAGAGTTTTTTAGAAAAATCTTTTATCCGTTCGGAACAGCTACTGCAGCGGGCTTTTAAGTCCTGGATAGATTTTGCTTTGTCGACCCTAGCATACCTTTCGTGGAGTTCAAGGTAAGAAAGGTCAGGCTGTTCATATGGTGATTTATGGTTCATCCCACGTCGTGTCATTTCGGCAGCTAGAACGTCGTGTCTGAGCTTCATGGACATCGGCTCTATCTGTACTACAGGATTCAATCTACCAGAGATTTTATGCTGTTTAACAAAGTTGTGACGGTGCTTGTGTAGTTCACCATGTTCGCCTAATAAATGTTGATTACAAAGCATTCCCGTTGGAAGCATCCACATTCTCATAGCAAGCTCCTAAGAAAAAGGCCCAGTCGTAATGACCTGGGGCCCCAATTAACATTTACATCCAAGCTTTCAGTAAGTGCAGTGTATCATTAGTTGTTGGTTCATTGGTCACCACGACCTTTGAAATCGCATGTCTAAGCTGAACCGTAGG